AAGTTCACGGCTAAAGCGTTCCTTGCTCAACTCTGCTTTGATAGCGTGAAGTTCACGCGCCATCTTGGAGTTCTCGCGGCGAAGCGCAAAGGTGTCTGCTGCACCACGGCGCGAAGCCGGGAACATCGCATCGTCTTCCATGTCCATGTCATCCTTCTTAGATTCGTCATCGTGCGAACCGATGTCAATGTGGACACCCTCTTCGCCCTCTTCCAAATCCTCGCCGAACTGCTCAGACAACATATCGTCCGCAGCCATTTCTTCCTTGTCCTCTTCGTTGTCTGCCGTGCCGAAATGACGCTTCATTGCGTCCTTCATTTCGTCCATTGCAGCCTTCAGAGAGTCGATTTCCTTCCGGTAATCGTCTGCCATGTGCGTTTCCTTCTTCGTGTTGGGGACAAAGGTTGAAAGCCCGCCGCCGACTGTCCCCATGTCGAAGCGTAGCGAACGAGAGAACCGAACCAACTCACCCTTGCGGGTGAAGTGTGTATCAGGCAGAGGACGGCGCGGAGTCTCGCGACCCAACAACGCCACCTCTGATAAGTGGTTTTGATCTGCCCAAATCTCCGCGCTCCTGCGCGGGAAGGCATTAGTGGCAAGCAACTTGTCAAACACGGAGCGTTCAACTTCGCAGTCACCAACGATGTAGCCAACCCCATCCCGCTCGTCATAGCGCAGCGCGGTAAATCGCCCAACGGATGACTTTGGCTCGTTGCCGTCCTTTTCGTGCATGACTACAAGACGCGGGTTTGATCCCTTCGCCATGTACTTTTGAGTGCAAGCAACGATTTCGCGGACACGCGCATTGTCAAACTTCTCAAGTTCGCTGTCGTTGTCACCATCAATAGATGGGTCATACGCGCAGAAAACCTCAAGGTCATGCACCGTTACCGTCTTGCCGTTGTCAGTAATTTGATGTGAGGGATTCATAAGGTATTATTATCCCATCAACTTGTTGACTGTTTCATTTCCATACTTTGCACGAACTTGTTTCCACAAGCGATCTCTAATTTCGCCTAGTTCTACATTCGCAGATGGATCAAACCCCTTGTCCATTATCTTGACTAGCCGTTGAGAATTAGCAACATCTTGCGGAGTGCCAATAAATTTGGAAATTAACAGAACGCATTCGGGGTGATAATTTTGATCTTCAAGGCGATTCCATTGCCGAACAAAGTTTTTAAGAGCGGGCGTTGCTTCAAACTTCGCCTTCGCGCCGGGGCGGGCAAAGTTACCTGACCATTTAGGGTCTAATGTAATCCTTAAAGATTTTGCGTCAGCCTGATTTTCGTGAATCATCTGCCGCGCTTGTCGGAGATAAGCAACCTGATCCTTCATTTTCTTATTTTCAGCATCAAGTTTTAGGCTTAATTTTGCCTTCCTTTTGATATCACGCGTATTGTTTATTTCGGCGGTCAATCTTTCGATTTCGTCTTTTATAAATCTCATATTGGAACTGACATCGCGAATCTTCCCCGCCTCATACCGAATGTTGGTTTCAATCCTTCGTTGATTTTCCTTCATCTCAGACGGGGAGAGTGCAAACTGCACTTTTACGCCGAGACGCGAGAAGCGTATGTCTTCTAAAAAGCCATTGTATTGTTCAATAGCGCGTCCCACTTCGTTCAGGTCAGATTCATAATCTTCAGCATCAATTTCGCCTTTAGCCGCTTTATTTCTAATCTCAGCGAATTTTTTTGGCAACAAGGCAAGCATTGTCTTTAATTCAGACATGGCGTTGTTGTAATCTCTTTCAATGTCCTTTATTCTGTCCGCGTTATCTTTAATTAATTTTGCCTTTTTACGGTCGGCGGCTGCTGCCTTGCCTTGAGCAATTTCCTCTTTTCGAGCAGGTGACCCTTTTAATGGGGCGGGACCCATTGCTGCAAACCCAAGACGCTCTGCAATGTCCCTGCGAATGCTGCTTATGCTGTTCATGGTGCTCATAGTATCGTCTTTCTTAGAAACCACTATATGTAGTGGTAAATTATCCTGATATGAAACCGGGGTCAGGGACTGCACCGCTGTCAATAAGATTTTGACGCAGCCCGTTGTGCTTGCGAATGGCATCGTAATTTGGTCTGCCGTCTTTCGTTGCCCATCCATTGGACACCGCCGTAAACAGGGAAACGGGAGTCCAAGAGCAACGGCAGTTAAAGCCAAGCGGGGCGGGAATTCCCTGATTGTCAATCTGCTCAACCGTTGCCACATAGCCGTCCATTGCCTTGTGGCTTGGGCGAGTCCGGTTGTCTTTAGTAGCCCGGAACTGCATGACAGGCACAAACGCCTTGACCGTATCGTCCCGGCAAATGTCTAGCCGCCCTTGGGTCTGCGCCCGGTTCAAGTTCGTGCGGTAGACAGTTTCAAGCCGCGCAGCCGTCAAGTCTGTACCTGTAGCAATCACAGACTGTTGAACGAAATCCCCCACGCCCAACTCAAGGAGTTTTTTTCCGGCAACAGAGGTAGTAACCTCACCCTTAATGGTCTTTGCCAACAGGTTCCGCGTTGATTCCACCTGCTTCTGCGTCATACCCGTGACAAAGAATGTGCCTTGGACTACCGTTTGAACGCCGGGAGTACGCCGCTTCTGCACCTCTTCAGGCAACCCGGTCACGACTTTCATGCCGGGGACGGGCTTCGGTTTCGCGCCCATTGCCGCCGGGAACACGATCTTGGCAAGATCGGGACTGCGCTCAACGATGTTCAAAAGAGCGGTTGCCGCCTCGTCTTTGGTCATTTCGTCCGCAGCCTGAAATGCGTAGTCCACAAGCGCGTTCCAACGCTCCCTTGTAATCGGGAGCAATTCCATGTATCGGTCAACGACCTGTCGGGCTGCGCCACTTTCAAAACGAAGTAAGAACTCAGGGATGTCACGGTCAAACTTGACAGGTTGAGGCTTCTTAACCGTCTTAACCTTTGCAGCGTATAGGCTTGCGTGTGCGCCCGCCGCCCACGAAATCAACAGCAGCGCAGCCGTGTTGCTCTTCCATCTGTCCCACGCTTCCGCAGGGTTGTCATTGGTAATCTGAGCCGCTACCGCTGCGCGGTAAGCCTTGTCCCCGTCTGCATAGACGGCGCGGAACAGATCAGCAATAGACCTTTTTGCCATTAGACCCATGCACGGCGGCTAAAGGCGGTAGGAGCATTTGCTTCAGGCTGCTCCCCTTCAGGAGCCGCAAGTGACCCCATCATGTCACTTATGGGGTTGCCGCTCTTTTCCGCTCCAAGGATTGGCTCGTCATTAGCAGGTTGCGAGAGTCCAAGCAGATCGCGGACTTCGCGTTCGCTGACGCGACCACCCATCGCTACGAACTTCTCAATGGCTTCCAACCGATCCTTTGGATCAGGACGCTCAGGGGCAAACACAAACCGGAGCGCAGAGGCTTCCTTGTCCGTAGCCCCAAGCATCTTGGCAACCACCCGCACGAAATCCGTGGTCATGCTGTCCGCAAGAGCGTCAGCGTGGTAACGGATAATCCGGGAAAGCGTGTCGGCATGAAGGTTTGCCACCCCGCTACCCATGCCCGTACCGCCCGCTTCGCTTGACAGCGACTGCCCAAGGATGGCTTCCTTGATCTTGCCGGAGAACCAATTCACCAACTCCAAGAAGATCTGCGCCCGTCCGGCGTTTGGCTCCTTGATGTCAATGTCGTAAATCTTGTCCGTGCCTGTCATTGGCAACAAGACGCTGTTGTCGTTGGTCAGGTTGGCAAGGACATTTTCCATCATGCCGCGCCCCGCGTCCTGCCCTAACGGGTAGTAACCAACGCGAATGCCCATCGCGTATCGCTCCGCGTAGGTAATAGCATCTTGCAGAATCTCTTGCTTGGCAAGCCACATGAACCAACAGATGTCACGCGCACCCACGCCGCGATAAATTGATTCGGAAGTGTTGGGGTCATTGAAATCAGGTGCGTTGATGAACACCTTATGGAGAATGACAGCCTTGCGCTCCACCTCAGTAAAGATGTGAACCCGCGCATCAAAGCCGATGTTCTGTTCGGAGGGACCACTAGCACCGTATGCCGCGCCCACGCGCATGGCTAGGTTTCCACGTTGATCGTAGGCAAGCGTGTCAGGGTGGAACGGATACCACTCCTTGACCATGATGCCTAGTCGCTCATCTTTGGCGTACACGAAATTGCAAGCGGCGTTCCCGTACCAAACTGCCTCATGCATTGCACGAACAAAATCGCTTCGGCGCGGCATGGCATCAAAGATTTCACCGATCCGCTTTGCAAACGCTTTCGTGCGCTCGTCTTCGTCATCCGCCGAAATGATTGCCCACTCAAGCGAAGCAAGCGTGACTTGAAGCGAACGCAACACGCCTTCAATGTCCGCGTCTGCCCGCATCATTTGCTGATACTGCGGGTTCAGCCGATATGCAATGCTGCTGTTTCGCAGCATCTTGTCTGCTGACGCAAAGAACGAACGCTGTACTTCAACGCTCGTTGCTAGTGGCTGCTGAATGCCGCGATCAACCGGAGCCGGAAGTGGCTTACGAGGACGCTTGGCAGGAGGCAGACCGTTTTGAAGTGGGTTGTCGTTTTGCATCAGAAGGTGTATTTATTGAAGTCTTGAGATTTAATTGCCGGGATCAAAAACCCTTCGTCAACTGCTGATTGATGTTCAAGTGCAACGTATTGAAAGTTCTCAACAAGCGGGCGGTTGGGCAAATGCGACCAAGGATTCGGAATAACAGAACCGTTTCCGTCAATGCGCGGGAACAAAGGTGCGCCCTTGGTTGCCCTTGGGGTTTCCTGCAATTCATCACTTGAAGGATCTACGCGGAGGATGACAACCATTCCGGATTGAAGCGAAACAGGCTCACCGACAAGAGCGTGATATGTTCCGTTGACCTTTGAAACCGATCCGTCAACCACACCACAGATAGCAAAGAATTCGCTGTCGCAAACCTCAACCGCAAACGGCACGGTGGTTGACAGTTTCACAAGCGAATAAGGCAAGATATTCTGCGCTGCCTTGAGTTGTGGTACTGAATTTCCGCTTTGCATATTCTTTCCTTACGCTTCAAAGTGCATGATTGAACAACCGATTCTCATTGCTTGAAAGATTTCACCCGCGTTTGCAGGTTCAAGCGATTGATAGAACACATGACGGAACCGTTGAAATTCGGCATATGGTGGCGGGTAATAAAACGCACCACCCCCTTCTTCATACTCAAGATATGCCCCGGTTGGCAATGTCACTTGAGCGCGAAGCAACACAATGCTTTCGCGTTGAAGCGTAACAGGCTGACCTGCAAGCGCGTGAAACGTCTTGCCTTGTGAAGAAACAGATCCGTCCGTTACTCCAATAACGCATACTTGATTGTCCGTATATTCGCTCCATGTTGGAGTTGGATAGACGGTAAAATCACCACCGTTCTCCATCATATACACCATGCTGTACGGCAGAATTGGTTCTCCCGCGAACAGGTTTGGTGTTTGATTAGGCATTGCCATTAGAAGTTTCCTGCCCTTGCTTGAAATGACGAAATGCACATTGCCC